TACCCTGTGACTTATGCACCCCCCATTTCATCCCCTTAGTTCCGAAGTGCACAAGTTCAGTCGGGGACCCTGGTTTCTCAGTTGAGATCACTCAAAGGCCTCCTTATTGGCCTTGTACGCAATATACGCGTCCATCAAAGCTGCGACATTGTCGATCTTCTCGTCCTGTCGCTTCTTCAACAGCTTTCGATTACCGTTAGTGTCCTCCAACGTAATCGCATTACCCATGGCGAAGGACATCAGCGCCTGATCAAATATGAGCAGACGTTCTTCAGCCAGGATCTTCAGCTCGCCAAGGGGAACTGACTCAGTTCGTGCACCCTGAAGGACCTTTTCGATTCCGAATGGTCCATTCTCGCCTTCCCAGCGTGTCACGAACTCTTTTGCGTTGTATGGGTCGTATCCAAACGCGCGGACGTCAAAGTCTGATGCAAGAATGAAGGCATCGAGATCCTCATAGACTTCCATCATGTCCAGGACCTTACCTTCCATGACATGGAGGCTTCCCTCATTGATGAACTCCTCATACTTCATGCGAATTGAGGCTTGAAGCTTCATCAACGTCAAAGTCGTAATGTAGCTACGGGTCTTTACTCCGTATCTATCTTCACCAATGGGGAAAAGGAAGGTGAAAGCACAGAAGTCATCACCCTGAGAGAGGTCCGCGCCCAGAGCGCACGGCATCTGCCAGAATTCTCTCTGTCGATGGGGAATCGTCTCTTCATACGTGAAGAAGTACGTGTAGCCTTCCATCGGAATCCCGAACCGCTTTGCAAGAATATCGTTGCGCGCAGCCGGAGCCTTTTCAGCCCGTTCCACGTCCAACTGATACGTCTCGTAGGAAACTGTTGCTCCCAGGTTCGGATTCGCCTTCACCCACATTGCTGGATTGGCAACTTCCTCGATCTCATCGAGTTTGTAGTGCCAGATCGAAACATGTGGCGCTAGGTACTCGCCCTTAAGGATGTCCGCTAGTTCCATTTTGATGGTGTCACCGGAACCGTTTCGGACTGTACCTTCAGAGCTGATCGCGATGATCAAATAGTCCTCCAACTTGGAGGCTCCCTGCTCAACTGCACCAACAACGTCCTCTCTAAGATCTCCGGACAGCCACTCGTCGATTGTGGAGATCTTGGGACGCAGTCCCTGAAGTTTGTTGATAGCCATAGGACGGACCTCGAGTAGAGACCCAGTCAAGAAGTTCTCGATGCCCTTCTTGGTGGCTGCCAACTTCACACGATTAGCTCTCGAGCCAGTAGTGTTCTGGAGAGAGCCTTCCGTCAAGAACCGGAAGAGAGGTCCACGCGCACGGGTGATAGCCGTACGGAACGGGGACATGACCTCGTCGGCCTGCTTCATTGTCGGTGCAGTGGTGACCTGATGAGTCGTTGTCGTATCGACGTTCAGAAAGTAGCTCTGAATGAGCGACGCATACATCGACTTTGCCGCCCCTCTGGCGACGATCAGATACTGTTTTAGGATCAATCGCTTCTTGATCGTTCTCTTCACATACCGTCCGCCCCTGTCGTGAGGCTTGGGCACGTAGACACTTCGCTCTACGAAGTAATACCAGCCGAAGATCTGTTCAGACCACAACTTGAACGTATCGAGCAGATGTAGATCGGAGCCATCTGTGAGAGTGAGTTCGTTCTCACAGTAGAGGATGAATCCCTCAACGGCTTGATCATCGTAGTAGATGTTTGGGTTAGCGATGAGTGCATCAATCCGATTCATCTCCGGAGAGATTTCACGGTTTACTGGAATTGCGCCTCGCAGGACTGCATCACGAAACAGCCCATAATACTTAGGCGTCGCAGTATTCGATAGACTCAACTAACCCTCCCTTCTAAACTGCTGCGACAGCGGCAGCCTTAGCGGCCGTCTTGGCCATGTCTGCAGCCATCCACGAACCGATCTTCTTGCTTCCGTTCTTCTTCAACTCGTCCTCGGCCCACTTTCGACCACTGGCCTTAGTCTTACTTCCAGACAGACGAAGGACGTTCTGCTCGAGGTTCAGTCGATTCATCATCGTCTGAAGTTCAGCATTGCTCAGAGAGTTAACTCCACTCTTCTTGAGCGTCTGCTGCATGACTCGAACGTCAATGGCTTCTTTGACAGCAGGCTGAGCCCGTCCACCACGGACCGCAACCTTCGTCTTCATGTGCTTGCGCGGCTTGATCGTCCGGACGTGCGCCTCAGTGGTTTTGGCCGGACTGTCGTCCTTCCGAACACCCCACTTCATCCCCTTGGTACCGTAGTGAGCAAGGGCCTTCTCGACAGCACTCTTGCCGACGTCTACTGCACTCATACTCACCTCCATGTCCCAGTCATAAGACTTCAGGGGAATCTCGATACCCTCGTAGTCACCGAACCAGACCGCGATCTTGTCAAAATTGACCCCGTAGAACTGCGGGTAATCGCGCTCGTCTTCTTTGGCCGGTGTCTCAGGGTAGCCAAGAGTAAGGTGAGGGTGCCACTCGGGGAATTGCTCGACCGAATCATACGCTGTGCGGATGTTGTCATCCTTGAGCAAATATGAACGGAAGTTCTCGATGTCTTGGGTCCAGTGATCGGAGAAGAAGAGCACGTCAGCTTCATCTTCACCAAGTGTTCCTCGACGATCCACGTCCATGTAGAATCGCTTGAGCGTAACGCCTGCTGCGTGCGCGACGAATTCAGTGATGTCCTGAAGATTCTCAACGGACTTGGCTTCGCCGAGGAACAGGATGGTCATATGCGGGACTTTTTCGCTGGAGACCTTCCAAACGTAATCATCCTGTGATGGAATGGCGACAATGACGACGTTATCGGCCATACCACCGACCTTCTGGATCAACAAGCAGGGGCGGATCCGGATCGACCCATCCAGTTTCCTCGCGGTGAATGTTGATCCTCACTTCTAGTTCAAGAATCTGTCGTTCCATCGCCGAGATCAAATATGACGTTTGCGGCGGATCGAAGAGCTGGCGCGTCTTTAGGTACACGTAGGTCTTGACAGAGTTCAGCTGAAGATCGGTCCCTAGAAAATCTCCCCACACCTCATCCGGACCTTCAATCATGAAGCCCTCGGTAGGACCGACCCCCAATTGGGTGAGAGTGGAGAACGCGGTATTGATGTGAGTAATAACATCATGGTCGAACACGGTGTAGTCTTCGGCGAGACCTAGAATCTTCTTCGTGCTGTTTAGAATACTCGTTTCCATTCACTCACCCCCTTTCTTGTGGGTAAATATGCGTGGTTAGAGCGTGTGAATGCAGTACACGATCACGAACAGGATCAGTGCACAGTCACGCAGAACCGCCAGCGTGCTGGCGAGACGTGGATCCATCAGTCCTCCCGTCGAAGGTTGGGTTCGTTGACGGCAGGGGTCATTGCTTCGACCCGTCGTTGCTCATCTCGACGCAGCTGGTCGTCCAGGTCGATCTGAGGCCAAGGATCGTAGCCCTTGGGGAGCATGTCATCATTCCCCAGTTCTCGATTCTCCGTTGCCATTCGACTTCTCCTTCCGGCGACGTATGATTCGATAACGACTACTAAGATACCAACCAATAAGGCCGCCAATGATGAACGACTCCGGCGCCTTGATGATGAACTCCCAGGCTTCATCCAACCACGCCCACATCAGTCCGCCCGAATAAGGCCATAGCCCGTCCAGTAACTGTGATGCCGGGTCTTCTTGGCGACGACGTCGCCGTTCCACTGCGAGCCACCACTCGACTCACCCGAAGTGTTGCCTTCAACTCCGAGAATATTGCCGTTGGCCTGCAGAGTCCCGCGCGCGACGCCCGTGTGATCGTCGTCGATGAACATGTGATCACCGATGCGCACCTTGGAGGGATCGGTGGTGTAGCCCTTGTAGATACCCTTGCCCTGTTTGGCTAGCTCGGTGTTGTTCCAGACTCCGGCGGTTCCGGATCCTGAGATGCCCGCATCCCACGCCGAGCAGACCGAGAAGCACGCGCACCACGGAACGCCGTCATCACCGTAGACACGGTTCTGCCATCCGCTGGGCTGGGGATTGCCGGTGTTCGATCCCTTCGGATTCTCAGAAACGCCAACGTACTTGTCCAGCCACTTGGCAATCTCTTCCCTCTTGGAATCCTCCGGAGAATATGGTTCACCGTACTTGTTGTGTTCCTTGTCCCACTTCTCGTAGGCGGATCCGTAGTGGGTGGCGATGCAGAGGTTGTCGTACCTCGTCTGCCGATCGTTCGCCTTGTTCCCTTCAGGATCGTCCTCCATCAGGTGCCAAAGCTTCTTGCGCTGGTTGACTAGCCAGTCGACGTTGGCCTGCTTGCGAGCCTTCTGCGCCTCGTACTGAGAACCGAAAGCGAGATAGACTTCCCGCTCCTCGATGTACGACTTCTCAGCATCTGTTGAGGTGCTCGAACAGGGTAGACGAACCTCGTGCTTGGGATCTCCACTGTTGAGAGTGGAAATATAGTCATACCGCTCACCTCGATTGGAAGTATCCCAACCAGGCTCTTCCCCAGAAACTTCGCCGTTTGCCAACTCGACGAGATAGTCCATGCGATCGGTCAACCACAGACGACTCTCCGATCTGCGCTGATCCTGCTGATCGTCATAGCCCGGCCAGTCGGAGATCGCTCTGAGATTCGTGTACTCATCGAAGGTAGCCTGCTCGCCCTCGGTGAGATCGCCGTATGTACCCTTCCCTTTGTACTTAGAGGGCGCCTCGTAACTCATCGCTCTCCCTTCTTGGTTACCAGAGTTTGGTATCACCAGCTTGTCGCGGGACATACACCCTTGGAAGCTGGCTTTCGTCGCCGTAATGGATGGCGTTGTGGGTTCGAAGTGAAGTGGTTATGAGGTATTCGGGGTCTAGAATCCACTCTTCCCCGTGCTCAATTGCCTCTTTACTCAAAGGGTTCATGTGGTGAACCATAAGATCCTTGAAGATCTCATAACCAAATATGCCTAGATCACAGCCATGATCGCGGAGAATGACTACAGAACGGGCCTGTTTCCACTGTCTCGACGCGTAAAAATACTGGTTGATCCATCTATCGAACCCGAATATGTCTTCGCCAACGCCACCCTTCAAACGAAGGTACCTATAGCGTTCTTCGAAGGTTTCATACTTGACAAGTTCAGAATATGTTCTACTCTGGTTCATCTTCCTCCAAAGGAGGCGTTTCGCCCGCATAGTTACGCATTGCGTTGATAGCATTGACGTAAAGCTCTTCGATGCGTGCCTGCGACTTCAGAGACTCGATCTTGACTTCGGTCAGCGCGTTCTCGTGCTCCAAACGCTGCTGTTCGAGCCGTTCACGAGTTGAACCGAGCTTGAGAAAATGCGTGATGACCTGAGACGATGCTGTTCCTTCGCGAATCTGCTTCTCGGCAAGGTCATGCGCGGCGGAAACCAGTTGATTCTCCCTTGCTTCAGGAGTTGTTGCTGGTTTGCTTCTAGTTCGCTTGTCTTCTTCACCCCTTTTCCGCGCGGGCACAGACTCTCCTTCCACTTTGAGAGAGAATGACCTCCCTTACCAAGACTTTTAACCGCCAAATATAAAAGACATCTGGGGAAAATATCCCCCGGAGACTTTTTTAAG